TTAATACCCATCATCATTGAGTTCCATTTTCTACTAACTTTAAGTTGAGTAGATTTCATAGAAATCAAAGCTGTTGATGGAGTATCACCAAGTGTTAATACAAAATGACTTGCAGTGTTATCAAGATAGTTACCATTTGCTAATCTATCTTTATAGTCTTTACCTCTTGTGGTTTGACTAACGATATCACTGTCTGCCTCATGAATTGCAACAGGTGCACCAGTGCTAGTGCCTCTATCTTGCCATTCTATGTATTGTCTTTTGTAAAAAACTGGTACGACTTCTAGTGAGTCATACAGTTGATTGGTTACAGTATTTATGATTTTGCCTGGCTCTGCGCCCTCGACATACTTACCATCTCTTTTGTTAACCTCTGGAGATAGTTGGCCCAAAATTTTTAAGAAAGGCAACGCAAGATCTTCCTGCGATATATTTTGAGCACCTTGGTTTGCATCAGCTTCCATATCAAATGTTGCTAACGCTCCTTCTTTTTTTGTTGTTACTTGGTTCATGTTTACTTGTTCCTTTTTATTGTTGTTTTATTTTCAGAGAACACTC